AGCGCCACCACCAGACCCGAGGTATAAATCCCCAGATGATTCTTGTAGGTAGCTACTTGATGAGCCAACGTAAACTAGACCTAACGTTGTCGTACCACTAACACCCAGTGTTCCTGTGATGTCAGTATTACCAGCGTCTAAAGTTCCGGTAGTCGATAGGTTCTCGTTGCCGAAGTCGATAGCGCCTGAACTGTCTACAATTGAGCCTGAGCCAATGGTTAGCGTTCCAGCCGTTAAGGTATCAAACCAGCCCTTGAGCCATCTAACAGCAGTTGAGCCTATAGAATCAGTCGAGTCTGTGTCGCTTAGAATATCGCCGCCAGAGGTTAGCTCCGTTACTGTGGCAGCGGCAGGCGTGTCCCGACCCAATATAACCGCGCTCGATTCAACCGCCTCAACGACTCCAGATGTCGCGATGGTTGACCCCCAATTCGCTGGACTGGACGCGGGAGTATTGCCGGTATTTGAAGCAGTAAGACCCTTGAAAATATCGCCAGAAGAATCAACTATCGTCGCGCCTATTGCGTAAGTCTCATTGGCATTGTAAGACGACAAGAGCTGAACCTGGGTCCACTTTGCAGCAGTAGCAGATGGCTCGTTGTTCTGGTTCGAGTTGGCAATCGAGATATACAGCAGGTTATTTGAGGCCCGAACAATATCCAATTCCGAGTAAGTCGTGACCGCATTCCAAGACGCAAAGCCTTTGGTGGTGTCGTCAGCCGCCAATACAGGATCTCGCTCTTCTATCTGGGCATCGTTCTTGTCCTTGATGATGAGCTTATATGAGCCATCCAGGTACACGTCGGGTGTCCTGCCAGCGCCATCGAGTACAACCGGGTTAGCAATCGCCGTCAGGCCGTCAGGGTCACTGTAGACGGCCTTGAGCGTAGTCGTGCCGGAGTCATAGAAAAACAATTGGCCAGAATCCAAGACCCTGCCGCTGTTGTCGAAATATTGCTCGCTGGGTGGTATGAATCTTCCCGCCACTATTTATTCTCCTGGTCATCTTCATTAAGCGCCACCCGAGGAGCGACAGTCGACACTCTTCTTGTGGTGCCTGAAATTTCGTTGGCTTTCACAATCTTGTTTAAAAGCACTTCAAACTTACTCGCAGATTCTTGGCTGTTCGGGTTCAGCTTCATAATTCTTTTCATATCCGGTGACCAGTCGGGGTTGTATAGAGCCTCTCCAAGAGCCGCCGCCCTTACGCTGAACATCTCATCTTCACCGATACCAAACACCGATTCGATAGGATTTCTGAAAAAGTTTCTGATGCTCAAAGACACGCCATTTAACTTGGCATTTATGACGTTCCTGATGCCCGTTTGAGATCCGCCTGGCCTTCCCTGCCTTGACCTTTCCAAAGCCTTTTCGAGCCATTTCGCTCGAGCCTCTGCTTGTGGGTCTAATTCACGCAATGCCGAAAAAAGCATACCTTTTTGCTTTGAGTTACCGAATAAAGCATTCAATAAATTAGCAGGGACGTTCTCAGCCTGCCTACCCCCAACTTCGGCCAATTCGGAAACTCCCGACTTCATACGGCCCAGTCGTTTTTCTATCTCCGTTCTCAGTAATCCAGCAACAATCTCAGATCCGCCCTCAATGTTTGTGAGCGTCCTGATCGAATTGGCTAAGATTTCTGGGTTAGATTCTGAAGCGTCAAAAATAATGCCGGAGACTCGCTTCAAATCTTTGTCATCAATGTCAGCAATTCGCCCGAAAACTCCAGCCCTGACCTCGTCGACAAGTGGTGATAATCGCCTGAACTCATCACGCGCCGCCCTGTAGGATGGACTCTGATCTGTCATTTCGCGAACCAGATCACTCTGCAAGTCTGACAGGTAACGCTTTGTGGTGTTACCGACAGAACTCTCCCTAGTCCCTTCAATCATTTGATCTATTTCAAGTTTCGCATTATGCAATTTAGAGAGATCACCGTTTGCTCTAGATATTTTACCCAAAAGAGTTTTGATGTTATTTGACACCTCGCCTTCGGCATCAAACTGAGCCGCCATTTTCTCAGCCTTTATTTGCAGGTTCGATGTGTCAATTGGTGGCGTTTTACCTTGTCTCTGCCGCCTAAATGACTGCTTATAGATTGGGCTTGCCGCCTCTGACCGCATCAACTTAACCGTCGATAGAATCTCGCCAGATGCTCTCCTTGCCTGCCCTGGAGCCGTCGATGGAGACAATGGGCTTGCTATCATATTCAAAAGATCACCAACCGCTGTCGCGGCTTCTTTGTTCTGTTCTTTTAGTACCTTGTACGCCCTTGCTGATGCTTCAAAATTCTGACCGATGAAGGCTTGTTGCTCCAACTGGAAAGGGTCCATTGTTTGCTGTGCTGGAAGTAGCCGTATTCCGGTTTCAGGCTGAATATCAGCAGCTTCGACGACATTCTCAGCGGCATTTGATAGGGAATCACTTTCCGCTCGAACACCAGCCATATCATCAGCCTGGCCAGCCTCTTTTCTCATCTTTCTAAATGCGCCAATTCCTTGAAAAATAGGATCAAGGAGGACACCCAATGCCGTTTCCGTGGCAATGCCAGAAGCATCCTCATTTCTTCCACCCGCAGAGAGCGCCGCGCTCGCTCCACTTGAAAGCGCACCAGTAGCCAATCGAGGAATAAGTGTAGCGCCCCCACCACCAACAGGAAAACCAAGAGTTTCACCAACGACCTCACCTCCAAATGATTTGATTGGCTCGCCTTCTGATATTTGAGCCGTTTTTTTCTGTTCCATGTTCTGACTGATTTCTAAATCTTGCAGGTATCGATCTGCACCCTCAACACCCATCGCGCCCGCGCCTGCACCAACATAACGCAGAACGCCGCCGCCGATATTGATTAATCCCTGCTTTACATTGCGCCCAAATGCGCCCTCAGTCTTATCAACGTCAGGCGATCGCCGCATGCCAGAAGCATCACGGCCCTCAAAAGATTGCGGTGGTACAGCCTCCTCGACAGGAACGTCAAAGCTCGGTTTTGGAGTCTCGCGCAGCTCAAAAGTATCCAGATCAATGATAGTCTGGTTTTCCTTATCTTCTTCGCCATCATCCTCAATATTGAATGATTCTAAATTAATCACTTCGGTCATTATTTATTAACCTTAGAAAGCACCTGTTCCATTGTCATATTGTTGGCTACAGCAGTATCTCGCAACTGCCTGAGCGTGAAGTCGCCGTTTTTTGTCTTTATCTTCTCAACAAAATTGAATGCAAACTCGTCAGGATCGCCATCGGCGGCAACGAACTTATTGAATTGCTTGAATTCACGCTGATTAAACCAGTTAGCTCGAGACAGAGAATTCATCTTGGCCAAGTTTGCTGATTTTGAATCGGTAGCATCGCCAGCTATCGACTTAGTGACACCAAACTCAAAGTCTGTAGTTGGACCCTTAAACTTGCTTAATTGCGCCAAAGCTAACTCGGTCATTGTTTGATCAAGCAGAGCCTCATTTGTAACGTCAATATCAGGAAATAACCGCGCTAGCTGAACCTTAATCCCGCCCTGAATGCCTTGCTCCGCATTAGCGACCAACTTTAGTCCGTCAGTAAGCGTAAGCTGCTCCCGTGCAGCCTCTCTAGCACGGAGGCTATATTCCTGTTTGATTTCCGAAACTCTGCTTGCCCTAGTTCTGGCATTTGACTCCATTCGGACCTGATCAACTTTGTCGGTTATACCTAAATTACGAGCATCGTCGATTGCTTTTTGAGCAGCCTGGCCCGTCAACACTTGGCCCGAGCCGGTAGTGACTCTGATTCCACCCTTGTTGTCAGCCTGCAATATAAGACCACCAGGTAGATTCTCTGTCCTGGCTGAGTATCCTTTGTCTCCAGACTCGAAAGCCTCATTAGTCGCACGAAGGTTTCTCACCGTTGCATCTGATGTCTCTGGGTTATTCAGTGCCTGGACCGCACTAGCCATTTTCTGAGCAATACCCGACCTCCCATCTTGATACGCCAATGCAACCTGCTTGCCAAGCCAGCCAGCCGCTTCTTGAACCGATCCGCCGCTGTCAATTATTTTTGTCAGCACCTTAGTGACACCCACAAAATACTGAGTATCGCCATCGCTTTCACTCTGGATCGCGCCCTTGAGTTTTAGCGCGACTTCTGGGTTTACCCGCTGCAGATCCTTAAAAGCCTGCAGGCCAACTTTGCTCCCCAACGTTTCAGCAAGAATTTGACCGGACAGTTCTTTGGTTAATCTCTGCTCACCAATCTGCCGACCTTTCTCGAATCTCGCGCCGACATCGACAGCAGATGATGACGATATTTTATCTAGTAAATCCATGACTCTTCCTTATTGGGCCACTGGAGTACCGAAAGCACCCGCAGCACCAGCCCTATTTGCAGCATCAACCGCGCTAGTCCGCGCTGTATTTCTGCCAAATTGTTCAGCAAGCGAACCGAGAGCACTTTGAACATTATCACTCATCCCGAGCAATCCAGCCGCCTCGAACTTACCAACATTCTGCGCCAGGTTAGCCTGAGAAGTAGCACCCTCAACACTGATGTTCGCCAACAATGTACCCAACTGCCGAGCCGAATCAGCGTCTAAAATTCCTTCTCTGAGCAATGAGTCAGCAAGTCCTGCACCCGTCTGACCAGCAATGTCTGCCAATCCAGCGCCTTGCTGAGATTGCAAGTTAGCAAGTTGAGTAGAACTTTCAGCAATCGCTGCCGCCAAATCTCTGCCAGCCTGAGAGCGTAGATCAGCCGAAGCTGCCCCAAGATTCGTCGCAATGTTCGAAATGTTGATGCCCGTATTCTGAGCCACCTCCGCCAAACTCTGACCAGTGCTCTGTTCAACCTGAGCAGCAATCGATTCGATCTCAGCACCAGCCAAAGAACCGCTGGCGATTAATTGAGAAATTGAGTTGGCCGCGCCGGTTTCAATATCCGCCCGAGTAACCGCACCAGAATTAATCAATTCGGCCATGCTCTGACCCGTCCGCTGCTGTAGCAATGCCGACTGTTCTGCCAATCCTGCTCGAGCAACACCGCCAGATTCTAGTATTCTGGCAACGTCCTGGGATGTTCCACGTGCAACGTCTGCCTGCGCCCCGCCAATATCGCGGGCCAGGTTAGCACCTGTTGTGCGTAATCCACCGACATCTCTAGCGGTTTGACTCAACAGATCTGCTTGGTTCGCGCCCAGGCTCTGAGCAAGATCGCCTTGACGACCTCTCAAAGCGCCAACGTCCTGAGCTATTCCTCTTGAGAGGCTTGACTGGTTCGCTCCGAGATCCTGAGCCAACCCAGCACCAAACTGCCTTGATTGTGCAATGTCTCGACCCGTCTGAGCTGCAAGGTTAGAACTCAATTGACCCTGCTGACCGCGTAATTGACCCGCAGTAGTCGCAGCGTTCAATCCAAGAGCAGCCTGGCTGCCTAATTGATCAACCCGAGTATTAAACTGCTGGTTCTGGATGCCCTGGGCTTGTCGCTGTAATTCCTGACGTACTCGACCGCCGCCTAGACCACCAATCGCTGATGCGTTTCTCAATGTCGCCCGTTCTGCTTCTTCAAGCGCAAACGCCGCCGCAGGATCGCCGGAGAAGTCAGCAATCGCTGCTCTCTGCGCCTCTGGTCCCATCGCGCCTGTCATGGCCGATTGGAGAATCTGAGACTTTTGTCCGGGGTCAATAAAACCCGTGACTGGATTAACAGCTTGATCGAACAGTGATGACAGCATCTGTTGGCCTCTATTAGCACCCTGTTGCAGAGCGTTCACGCCCTGCTGTACCTGGCCCTGAGCATTCCGCCCGCCCTGCGCTAGATAGTTCTGACCTTGGACACCTGCTTGTTGCGTACCACTGATCGCCTGCCCATAAGCGTTTTGAGCATTCTGGCCGCCTTGAGCTAAGGCATTCTGGCCATATTGACCTGCGCGTTGAGCATCGTAGACTCCCCGACCGATCATCTGCTGACCTTGATCGCCAGCCCTACCCAATAAATTCTGGGCGTTCTGACCGCCCTGCTGAAGTCCTCGCACGTTCTGATTAACAGCGCCGCCGATGATATTGCCAGCCTGGTCAAGCCGCCCTTGCGCTCCATACATACTCTGCTGCAAAGCGTTGACTCCGCCCTGAGTACCACCGGAAACCATATTCTGAGCGCGACCCGAAGCACCGCCAATTGCGGTGATAGATTGACCAACACCGGCACCAATCATGCCTCGAGCACTATCAAGACGGCCCAGAGCATTCTGCCCGCCCTCTTGAATAGCGCCACCCGCCGCCATTGCGCCACCCGTAATAGCGCCGATGCCCTGAATAGCGCCTTGCTGCAGTGCGTTCTCTGCACCAGAAAGACCGTATTGCTGTGCCGCCGCCATTGCTTGAGAAGATTCTGCCGCGAGCTGATCTCTCTGTTGCTGGCTAACTTGCGGGTTCATGTTGTATCCGGACTCATCCGGCCTAAAAGATTCAGGTGGCTGTGGCTGAGTTGGCTGCCGCTGTGGTCCCGCAATCGGTCCTTGAGGCTGCTGCACGTATGGTGACTGATTTTGCGGATACCCGCCAATTACCCGACCATTAGCGTCCCGAGGTGGTGGCTGGCTTGTTCCGGTTGATCTAAATTTCCCCGTACTTTCGTCGAAATCGCCACTACCGCCAATAGCAGCAATAAAAGAAGAATCAGCGCCTGTTGATTCTTGTGGATTTTGATACCCTAAATTAAACGGATCTGTGACATCGGGAATCCCTCCGCCGCCGAAATCCTGCCCGGGCATACCGAAGCCAGGTGAAAAAATTACCCGACCATTAGCGTCCCGAGGGAGTGAAGGCATAGGACCGCCAGTTCCAGGGGCGTTCTCGAACCGATAGTTCCCATTCTCGTCAAAGTTTGGATTGTTTGGGTCTATTGTGTCGTATTGGCCTGTTCTTGGGTTTACCGGTGATTGACCGGCGCTTGGCTGCCTGCCGTATGCGGTTCTTGCGTTTAGGTCTTGCTGCGCTTGAATCCTGGCCTGCTCTCGGGCTGGAGAATTCATCTGTGCGTCTAGGTCTGCTCTATTGGGCGGCTGGCTTGTCCCAGTTGATCTATATGTACCCGTACGTTCGTCGAAATCGCTACTGCCGCCTTGGTAAACCATCTGGTCGTTGGGGTTTTGAACCGGCCCTGTATATTGCGCTTGCAGGCTATTAGGATCGGAATTCAGAAGTGACTTGCCCATGTATGGCAATTGAGGTGGAGGTGAAGATGCTGGCACGGGGCGGGTAACCATTCTATTTTGGCCGGAATAGTCCGCAGGAACAAAGCCGACCCTAGAATTAAAGCGCCCGCCGATAGGATTCTGCATCACTCCGCTGCCTTGCAAACGGACCATCTGTTCCCTTCCATAATTTTGCTGAATCATCGGGACTCCCTTGTTTTAACGTTCATAGTCGCAAACCTGTTGCCGCTGCCCCCTGCTGTGTGGTACGGATCGAAATTGCCTAGAGCGAAATTCCCCAAGTTTCCCAAGTTGAGTTGGCTCAAATACTGATCAATGTCAAAAGGGGCGGCAGCAGGAGGAGCTTCAGGTTCTTGCGGCCCGTACTTCGACATATCAAAACTTGGAGCCTGGCCAATCTGCCGGGCAACGAACCCACTGGTATCGATAGGATTGCCAAGTATAGCGTTCTGGATCTGAGGCAAGCCCCGAGCAACCTGCTCTTGAGCCGCCATGTTGCCGCCAATAAACGGAGTGCTTTGAGCTGGCATGACCTGACCCGAGAGGAAATCTCTAAACTCCTCGAATCCCTTTGTTTGAGATGCCTGAGCAATTGGAAACTGCCGCATCGCATCAGCCCGACCTTGCGCTCGAGATGCTACCAATATGTCTTGGCCGCGTTCCGCTCCCGCCGCAGCTCGCTTCGATGCGTTTCTGCTGGAGATCGCGCCAATTGCCGCGCTGCCCACTGTCGCCACTGCTGCAACTACTCCGAAAGTCATGCTTTATTCTCCAGCGCCGCATAATCCGGTGCGATAACGTTATTTTCTATTACTTCCAAGTCTGTACCGTTGCCCTCATTAGGGTGAACGGTAAGCCATAAAGTATCCTCGTAAGCGTAAACGCCCTTGCTACCAGTGCCAGTGACCAGAACTTTCGGCCCAGTCACATCGAAATCGCCTTTGTCCGTTAATACCTTGCAATGACCGTACAAAATAATCGTGATGCAGGTATGTTTATGAATCTTTCCAGTGATGAAAGTCCCTTTCTTTACCAGCAATTCTCTGCCATAAGTGCCGTGAGCAAAATAGTTAGTTGGCTCAATGTTACCCGCCTCCGCTCCTTCCTCTATCGCACACTCAATCGCGTTAGTTAATGCGTCAATTCTGACCTTGTGGTTTTCATAAAACTGCTCCGAAACCTCACTCATACCAGAATCCACCCTCTAGCCGGGTCAGCACTAATGTCAGTATCTCGCTTGATGTAGAGTATTGATCCCGCCGTTCCTGCTGTGTTCATGTACAAAGTCGTGACAGGAGCCGACAGAACGCCCTCTGGGGAGCCTGAGCCGGTCTGCATCTGCATCGCCGTCACTTGTTGGGACCATAGCCGAAAAGGGTCAGACATCGTGCGGTTTGGCTCCACGATTGGCTGTGATGCAATAGGTGGTGGAATATTCATGCTCGCAATGGCCTAACATCAGCTTCAACCTTTGCGATGACCGCCTTGCAAGGTTCTGCGTACTTAAACCTGAATATCTCGCTTCTCGATGCTCTGCCGTTTTGTCTCCAAGCTATGCGCCGACTGTACTCGCCAATCTTACCGACCGCCCTAGGACGTTCATCAGTCCAGGTCTTGCCGTCAGTGGACCGGTCCATTCTGATCATTGGGTCAATCGATGCGGCATTGCCCACGCCAGATTCCATCGTGATCTCGATAAACGGGACCGTAAACGGTGCACCTTGGTTCTGAAATGGCCTGCCAGAAACCGTTCGCTCAACCGTTTCGGTGTATTCAGTTAGAATATCAATGTCACACTTACCAACCCGCCCGTCGATACTGTCGCCCACCAATAACAGCCCGTAAGCCAATATCAGTGAATTGGGCCGCCATGATGTCATGGTTCCAGATATGTCAGACTTTCTCTCGTGCCAGCGCCCGCTCTCCTGATCATAGACAATTGTGGTGTCAGCTAGTGACCATGCAACGAAGTATGAGCCATCGTGAGCGTAGGAATAAGCAAAGACAGTGCTCAATACGCCGTTTTCTAGCTCAGTTTCAAGTAGTTCATCAATGGCTGGCGTAGATACTTTGACGACTGTATTGCCAGAGAATCCCCATACACTCGGACCCTCACCTTTGCCGTTGCCGATATACATGAAAGTATCGCCAGCAATGGCGATGGAATTCGCTGCCAATAGACCTTTCGACAGGATAAAGCCCTGCTGCCGTTGAAAGGGAAAGGATGACCCGCCGATGTTAGCAAAGACCTCGCCCGTTTCAGTGCCAAATACGAATAGAGATGATTTGTGGCGGAATACAGCAACGATTGCATCAGGATTTGATTCGGCAGAACCAAAGTCCGTAGCGATGTAGTTCGTACCGTCATTGAGGGCGGAGGTGATAAACTTCTTGGTGTCAGTAGACAGGACAAAATACCCGTCCATAAATACCACCGTCTGAGGCGCACCGTTTGCAGTAAAATCAGAATCAGTTATGGCCGCTAAATTATCTGGGCCTGTGGTGAATATGTAGCCGGTAGAACCAGGCACCAAGATAAGCATCTGGGTACCGTTGTCAGCGATAGAGACTCTGGAAGTGCCTGAGATGGTCCCGAGGGTCGTCAACGTGCTTAAATCGGATTCTAGCCGGTACAGACTCGTTCCGTTGATAAAATATGACTTGTCTTTGAAGGTCCAAGCGCCGCGATTGATCTGATTCAGTGCGCCACTGGTAGCCAACTGAGCGATCCCTGGCGTACCAAGCAGAGAAATGCTAAGAACCTCACCAGTGGATAGCTTGTTTTCGATAGGATACCAATTTATACAGACTTCACTCGAGAGAGGCATTGCCCTGCTCGTGTAATATCCGTCTGTCATCTGCATTGGCACTATCATCTGAAGATTTTACCCTTGTTAGTGAGTGCTTACTAGTTAATCCTTAACTCGGCATCTGACACGATCAAATCAACAGTATCTGAAGTGTTCGATACCCATAACTCAAGGTAATCGTTCTGGCTCATTTCAACCTTCCAGGGGACGTTAATCACCGCAGGAAGTGTATCCGTAGCAGACCCTGAGCCGTTGGCCGCAATCACTACGCCATTCTTGGCAAGGAATGCCGTGACCACTTTGGAGTCGCCTGAAGCCATAAGGATCGTAGCCTTCGCTGTGACCTCTACAAGAGCCGTTTCAACTGGCAGGTATGTTAGTCGACCAGCAGCCGTTCCGCCCATCTGATGAGTTGATATTACGTCCCAAGTGCCTAGTGTAAGCACTGGAGTCGATACGGCAGTAATTGTTGTCTCAGTTGTATTGCTTGCCATCGTTAATAGGCCATCAGTGGCCGCGGCAGGTACAACTGGCTCGTAGAATGTTGAGCTTCGGAGAGATCGAGTATTGCCGGATCCTCGTGGTAATGTGCTTGGCAGTTTGGCTGGTCCAATTCTGACCACCTGACGTAGCATATCCTTTTTAGCCTGTCGCGCATTCTCGCGCAGATCAGCGTCAACTAGACCACCGAATGCCGGTGCTAGCCTGACCGCTAAATTTTGGACTATCGCATCAATGGCGTAATCAGGAACCGTGATGGTGTCACTCGTACTCGACACTTTGGTATAACCAAGCGCCAGGTTCCATGATGCCATCATGGTGTTAAGTTGGAATATCCCTTGCTCAGTTTCGTTAGCTTCGAGCGGTATATCACCAGCCCTCGTCAGCGTAAGTCCCAGAGCGGCAGTAACTACTTCACTTGTCGTCGTCATTGACTGCAGCTTTTTTTGACTTTGCCTGTTTCTTTGCCGTATCCGATTCAGTCCAACCATGCTTGGCTAGTTCAGCCCGTCCAGCAGGATCATCTGTGACTTCCATCGAAACGCCATTTTTATACATTGGGATGGGCATACACGAACCTCAGTAAAAAAAACAGGGGGGTGGGTTAAATAAAGGGGTGGGTAGGTTAGCCCTAACCACCCCCAAAAGACTTACGGAGTACCGAATCCTTGGCCACTAAAGAATGGGTTTAGGACAGAGTAGGCTGGTCGTAAGTCCAACCGGACAATCTGCTTGTTCTCTCTGATCGACGCGCCTTTAGAGCAACGCAGCTGCAAGCCATCTTTTGATGTGCCGACAGTATCAGTAGAAAACAGCTTCTCGATAGGAACAGAACCGATACCAAAAGCATCCTTGTGATAAAACAAGTTAGCCTGAGTTACCGCAGAGGCTGGATACAGCAAAGTCACAACATCGCCAGAGGCAAGTGCTGAGTCAGTGGTATTGTAAGCGCCGCCTGATTCAAAGATTGCAGGACCAGTACATACAAGGTTTCCAGCGCCACCGCTCAAAGTAACGTCAGCCGTTACAACCGCAGTCCAAAGCACCTGAGCTCCCGATGCGTTGAGCATTGGTTGCCGGGTAGCAAGGTTCAAACGATTGCGACCGGTTACTTGGATAACCTCTCCAGCTTTAACAACACCAGAAGCCGTCAGGCCAGTTACAGCCAACGTCTGAGTCATGCTGTTTTTAGCAGCATCGTAAGTCAGAGTAGGTGTCGCGCTCAAAGTACCGGCCTTGTCGGCAAATGCGCCAGTAGTAACCGTAGCAAGTGCGTCAGCAGTCAGCACCCTGAAGCCAGCAAAGGCTTTCGAAAGTGTTGCGTCTTGGAAAGCAGGACTAACCAAAGAATCAACAGCGCCAATAGACCGCTGAATGTCAGCAAGTGAGCTTTGCAAGAAAGGATTGCCGATATAAGACCAGCCGCCCATTGGCACACCGCTTGATCGCATTAGAGCGCCAGCGTTGGCCACTTCCGCCCAAGTCGATACCGCTGTGCCTGGAGTGCCAGATAGTAAAGCAGTATTTTTCAGAGCGAAGGAAGCGAAATCAACCTCGAGGTCGGTCACTACGCGCATTGCTGCTGCATCGTAAAAGTCCTTTTCAGATTGACCGCCCATGTTGATCGCCTGGTCAGCTTCTGAATAATCCATTTCTACAGTGATGTAGTCCTGTACCGTTGCAGTCGCCTTACCAGTAATGATCGGACTGGGAGTCCCGCCAGAAATGTCGCCGCCAGAAGTCCGTGTACTAACGTAGTCAGTTGGACGAGGAAAATCGACATTTGCGCCGGTTCCCTTACCGAATGCACCACGCAACAGTGCGGTATTAACAGTTTTTGAGATAACACGCTGAGACTCAAAGGATTCCATAACCCCTTTCATCAGCTTGCGCGTGAATAAATTAATGCTATTAGCCATGATAAAACTCCAAATAAATCAGTTTGTGACTTTACTCGAAGGTAGCCCCCACACTGAACACCGCTTTGTGATCTGAGGATCTACCACCACCGGAAGGACTAGCCCCCACTGGCTTCGGTAACGCCGCGCCTTTTTTTGGCTTAACTCGCAATGCTTCGGAAAGTTTGGCTATTTCATCAAAGACAGAAAACTGATCTAACCCGTTGAGCCGAACCGCTACTTCTGGGTTCTTCGCAACAAAGTATTCGATCTCAGCACTATTGTCGCGTCTTAGAATGGCCTCTGCCGCAGCGTTACCGCCTAGCGTTCGGTTGTCTAAATATGATTGATCCAGTGTCTGCCAGAGATCGCCAACAGATGTTGCCAGCCGATTCTGCTTCTCTCCGTGGTCACCATACATCGCTTGCTTCTGGGCTTGTACTTGCGCCTGTTGGTAAGCCTGTTGCCGCTCTGACAATACTTTGTGGGTAGATTTCTCTGCCCCGTATTCAATCAGCGCCGCTTGGTGACTATCATAGTCTGGATAATCATTTTCATTCGGTACACCAGGGTCTTGATATTCTGGGACCGTTTCAATCGCGTCTAGCCTGCGTTTTAACTCTCTGTTCTCAGCCGTTATTTTCGAGAACCGCTCGTTCGCCTTGTCAGATTCAAAAGTACGGATAATTTCGCCTTCTTCCTCCGCCACTTCTTCGGACAATTCGTCAGATTCTTGCTCGTCAAGTTCCTGCTCGTCATCGTCCAGCACCGCTGATGATTCGGCAATTTCATCTTCGAGGTCGGATGAAGCCTCAGTAGCATCCTCTTGGTATTCGCTCAATTCCTTTATCCTGTCGGGTTAGTTTATGAGTAAATTCAATTCTATTCCATAATGTTAGTAAGTGCTAACTATTTTATTAGCCTGGGTTTGATGTGCCGACCCATATTATCTAATTGCATTTGTTTTGCATTTAGCAGTTGCAACGCGGTATGCGATGAGTATAATTAACTCCTAAGCAGGCAAGCAGGGGAACAAAAATGGCAAAAGCATTAGTTAAAGTAGATTGCGGTAAATGTGGCGGAAAGGGTCACATTCGAGCGTTCACCCATGTCGTTGCTGGTATTTGTTTCGCATGCGATGGTAACGGATTCAAAATGCTGAAGGCGGCACCAAAGCCTGCCCGTAAATTTAAAGTATCATTTCTTTGGACGGACCCAAAAAATCCCAACTACAATGATGGTGACTTTTGCCATTGTTGGAATGAAAGCGCGCGATCACTGCCAGCAGTACAGCGAAAGGCGGCAGCAGCACAAAAGCGTAATGGATCTGTTGATTTTAAAATTGAGGAGGTTTGATGAGCACAAAGCCCCACACCGAGCCTTGCAGGCTTTGCAAATGGGAAATTCCGCCCGGATATTTATCCGTTCGCGGTTACTGCACGAACTGCGAGCATACCGGATACGTCGAGAAGAATAGTCGCTTGGTTGCTGCGATCATGCGCCTGCAAAATATCCACGATATGGCCAAAGATTACGATAGATTCAACCGTAACTAACATCGGGACCAAAGGAGAGCAATATGAGCAGAAAAGTAACTGAACTACCCAATGGAGTTCGCCTAATAGAAGGCGATCTACTGCCAGATGAGGAGGACCGCGCGTATGGAGGATCTCCTATAAGGATTCTTCGGACTCCTCGTCATCCTGACCCTGAGCAACCAGCAGAGCCGCAAGAGCAGGAAGAATAGCTCCCTTCTTAACGCCATTACGCAGCTTTTCAACCCATCCTGGACCTTCCCCGATGATCTTCCTGGCGTTTTGTATATCTTGCCTAACCACGCCATAAGTAGCAGACAACTCAGCATCTCGAGCGAGCCGATCAAGAGCCTTGCCAGGGATGTTGGGGTTCCTGTTAAGTGCTCGCCTGGTCCCTACTGGCAGCCCATCAACAACAGACAAAAACTTCTCTGTTATCTCGCCCTTGCCGATTGAGCTTGCATCTTCAAACATTGAGAGATAGCCGCTATCAACTTTGGCTCTGATAATGTCCGAATTCGGAATGATCTCACCAATTTCTGCGCCTAGCCTTTTAAGTGTCTTATTGTCAATTGGTGGAGCGCCATTATAGAAATCATTAAGCGTCACACCGGCACCTTGGTCAACAACGTCACCAAGCCCATACCGTTGACCAATATCGGCAAGCTTTGACATTTCCGCTTCTGTAGCGGCGCGATCACCATCCCTCCTGCTTATCACAACAGCGTTAGAGTCTCGAGCCTTGCCGCCGACCCAGGGCTTGTGCCATGCGCCTGCACCCTGAGCATCAATGTAGGATCTTGTTGCTTCTCCAGCGTCTAGAATTGATCTGTCAGCATCTGGAACGCTCTTTACGTCACCGCTATCAAAAGCAACTAGAGGACGCGCGACCTCGCCAGGGTTGTACTCGACTCCGGTCCCGGCAGGCGGATCATACGCGCCGGTCATGTCTGTGCTCTTTCTGGTTCTTACCGCATACCCGGTATCATTAAGTCTCATCCCTGAATAAATCGCATCGCGGCCATCCTCTGTGCGCCATGATGATCTTGGGTCTGCAGCGAAGCCAGCCCGATCAGCACCCTCGTCAAATAGCCCGGGCAAATGATTTGCGCCCACATAGGGTTGAGCTTCATGAGTCGCAAACGCAGTGTGCTTATCGTAAAAATTGCCGATTGTCTTATTCGCATCATCAAAGGCCAAGCTTTTAGCAATCATTTCGAGCGGCTCATTAAGTCCATCACGCTCTGCGGTTACTTTTGCCTTCTTCATGTAATTTTTCTGCCCCCTGGAAAATAGGTCGTCTGCTTTCTGTGCAACCCAGGGCGCTGCTTGAACCTGCTCACCGGTCCAATTACTTCTGCCTGCCAGGTTTGAATCGTTAGCCCTACCTACCGCGAGCGCAGTCTCATAATCCATAAATGTGTGTGCAGAGGTTCCCATCCCTTCGCGCTGAGGCGACCCATCAATTTCAGTGTAATTCAGGTTGCGAGCGTGACGGAAATCGTTCACCCCGGTTGCTGTTGGAACATGGTCAGCCGCAGGATTTACCCGATGCGCGTACTCACCAGTTTTTGGTCCCAGCTGGAATAGGCTCGGATCATTAGCCTCGATCGCCCTCATAGACGCAGCTTGCTGTGCTGGTCGAGCAGGCTTCACCGGACGGCCATCAAAAGCTATCCCTGAGTTCGTGTCTTTCAGCGAAAACGCCAACTCACTACCTGGATCCACGCCTGCAGAATACTGCCCTTCCATTGCTGTCATCCAGGTCGCATCTCGGGGATCTCCGCCGGTAACCTCAGTAACATCATCTCGGTATCGATCATACCAATCTCCGCCCTCGGCCCCTCGCTCAATCGTCTGATCCAGCGAGTCTCTAACTTTTAGCAGGTCACGCCTGGACTGAACCTCTCTAGGACCGCCAATATAAGCGCCATCCGAAGAAGCCCCGGACGGGATTAAATGAGGCTCATATCTTGCTATTTCAATCGCGTCATCAGAGGGGATGCCTCGAATGCCGGGAACATTTGTCATCTTAGTTGGCCGCTGTATTTTGTTGCCGTATTCGTCCAGCACTCTTTTGTTCTTGCCCTTGGTCAGTTGTTCGCCTGCAGAGCCGATCTCATCAAAACCAAACCGCCTTGATTTATTGGCACCCTTAACCACCCTGCCGCCTGGGACCATGTCAGGCAATACGTTAAAGAGTCCCACACTAATCGCGGCAATTGCGCTACCACCAACAGGCCCGGCAAACTCCTGGATCTTTGGCACCATTTTATTTCGCCAGTATCCCGAGATTTGATCTAGGTTTGCGGATTCGGCAAGTGATCTCATGTCATCGCCCAATCTGGCCATCGCCCGTTTACCTGCTTCGGTTCTAGGCTGAAATGTCAGTCCTTGAGTAACTTGATCCGCGATCTTTGCGCCAGATCCTGCCACATCGCCTCGACCCTCACCCAGGCCGGCAGCATGGGCAAGCCCTGAAAGGCCGCCTATGATCTCTGCTGGAACCGCAGTGCCAAGAGTAGCCATGACCTCACCCGTGGCCTGAGTAGCAGCCCAGAGCCCGTCAAGAACGTCTTCAATCTCATCCAGGCTCATCTGGTCTGGGAAGGATATTCTGTCCCCTTCAAACTCAACTATTGGCATCGATAGCACCCGTATCTATGTTGAACGTGAAACCCGCATCCGGAGCATCGAATCCTTGCACTACCTTGTCGAATTGCTCTTGCTGCACAGCGTTGGGTCCAGGCGCTACAACTTGTTGCGTTCCCTCGACGACTTCTGATTGAGATTGCAGGTTATCCGCATCCTGAGCACTCAACTCGATACCTAAGGCGTTCTGTATTTTAAGCGCCTCCATCTGAGCCTTGAAGCCTTTGAAGGCTTCGCTGATATCTTTGATCGACTGAGCGTTGGCCGATGACTCAGCCTTAAATTGTGCGGTTTCCGCTTTCATGAGGTCGATATCTGTCGAACTCATTGAGGCTTGTGCCTCAGACTCAAGGGCCGCAGCGTTAGCGTTCACCAACCTGATATTGGCATCCTGCATCAACTGCTCCATTAACTCTGGAATAAGCCGCTGTTTAATCTGCTCAGTTTGGTCAATCTGGAATTCTTCCCGCTCCTCGGGAGTTGGATCGACAGCGCCGGACATCACTAGCCCTTTGCGGAGAGATTCGTACATCTCGCCACCGTCACCAAGATCCAATCCTTTCACGATCAGGTCAGGACGTTGGCCGAATGCTGGATTTTTCTCAGACAGAGACTGCAGTTGAGCCGATGCCTGTAGTCGCTTGCTGGCGTAGGCTGGACCCACATCTGGAATGATGTCGTACTTGGATGAACCGAGATCGTTGATTGTGAAAGTATTACCGCTCTGCAAATCCAACACCGATGTGTTGATTGATACAAATTCAGCGGACCCATCTGGGTTAATAATTCGAGCCTGGGCCTCACGAGACATAATCCGCGGCAATAGGTCAGCAAGTATTTTGCCGCCATAGCTCACAGACCGGATGTGGTTGGTCATGTAGATGGCGTTGGATTTCTCCGATACAGCCTGACCCTGCAAAATAGCTTCACCTGATCGACCGTCTGCCGCCGTGCCATCTACGCCCGATCCGACATTGCCACCTAGCGTTGCATTGATGTTCTCCGCCATTGCCTGAGATATCCCCATCAGAGCCTGGTCTAACTGTCTTGATTGAGTCCTGAAGGGCGCTGGCTGACCGTCAATGTGGTTATAGGTTAGTGCAGCCGCATCACCTAGAGATAGGTTTTCAATATCAGATTCATACCCATCTGCTTGTTCGGCAGTGAGCATCAATACGTCTTGGACATTACTCGCTGCCTGTTTGACCGCGGCTGATTGAGCATAGTCATACAGCATTTGAGCGTCCCGAGTCTTTCTGACCCGACCACGGATTATCTCTCGCCCCTGGATAGTGGTCTGAACACCGTATTCAGGGACCAGCGGAATGTACTTACCAGCCCACTTATCCACTTCACCCAATACTTCTGCGCCATTGATGATGTACCGCTCAACCTCGTAATCGTCAATATTGCGCCGCATTTCCTTGCCGTCACGGATCTCAATAGTAATGCCCTGAGCCGCCAATTCGTCCTGGATAGCATCGAAAGACTCGTCGACATCGTAAACCTTGCCGTCAGTCATCATCACGATTTCTCGCTTGACGGGCTTCTTGCGCCAGTATGCCGCCATCCTGACCTTATGATTGTCAGTTTCGTACCAATCAGCACTCATCTTCCCGCTGGCCAACCATATATCGTCAGGTACGTCAGTCAGTGAGTTATTCGGGTATTGCGCCTTGAATTCGTCCGCGTCGAGATACCAAACCACGAAAGCATACAGAGCATCTTCTTTGGTATACATGTCTGACTCGCCAAACCATAGAGAGCTGGCAGCGTCTTTGATGGGCCTGATGAGAATTTCCTGGTCGAAGCCATCGCCCCACTCGGTGACGATCTGATACCCGCCATATCCGCACTTCTGGGTTTCATCATACGCGTTGTCGTAAGCGTAGCTCGCATCACTTCTAGACTCGACCGACTTGATCAAGCCTGACATTGTACCTTCTAACTGCTTGTTGGAAGAACGAGATCCGCGTACCTGTATCTGGATCTCATTCTGACGCTGGTCTGAAAGTGACTGCTCAAGTACAGGAGTTACCCTGTCGATATGGTATCGAGGTGGCGGTGGTGCTGATTCGCCCCGACCATTCCTGACGTTATCAGAGGATGATTCATACTCCTCCCAATTTCCACCCTCACTTTCTATCTGAATCTTATCCTCAATCGCCAGAGCTCGTGAAAACCGCTCTCGGTCTTGGAGTACAGAGAACCGCTTTAGCGCCTCTGCATGGATATTCTCATCACCTTCCGCAGCGTCAACCTTGCGAAATTCGTTTAATGGTTCGCTCATACTGCTCGCCTGAAATTAAGTTTAACCCGCTCGGTCTTAACGTGTGGCAATTCTTCGCCCATAGTTAAGCAGTCGTACATGCCTGGTGAGTCCATATCGAATTCACTCTTGAGCCGCAGCTTTGACATCAGCTGAATTTTCCCTGCCCCGTTTGGGACAGTAGGAATCCGGCACACTTCTGACCGAATCTTATCAATTAATTTGATGTCTGACGATATACTTATGATCGTGTCGGGATCTATGTATTTGCCTTGAACTACCGCTTGGTAGGTATTGTAAAACCTGTCAGCCAGTTTGATGCCGAATTGAGCGCGTTTGTTCTTGAAGGTGTCCGCGTTGGTCTTGGGCTTGTCCTTGAGTCCAGTGGAGTGGATGCCACCGTATACAGCATTTGGATCGTCTACCGAATTAGACCCTTTGTACGGTCTAATATCGCACTTGATGCCCTTGAAGCTCGCAGAAATCTGGTTTCTCAGCAGAGCACCCATGCCATCAGCGTCATACACGAACAGATCCGCGTTGGCGTTAATCGCTCTGGCGGTAGCCAGGTCGCAGGCATCGTTGCCGTTATTGGCGATTAGCTCATCAATATCTGAGTAAAGTATGCCGGTCCTGCAAGCGTAGCCGTACGAGTCTCCACCATCAGCCGGATCATGTGTCGCGATAGTCGCGCCCTTTGGCGTTATACCTAATTTTATATGCGCGTCAATGGCTGAATCGAACCATTCTTTTTTGATCGTAGCGTTATCAACCTCGTCCATATAGTCGCCTAACCATTTATGCCGGTAAGCCTCTGTAGACAATGCTTCCTCATCATCCTTACGCTCTTCTTCCAGGCCGGAAGCCAAGAACCAGTCTTGAGGCATGTCGGTATAATTCATCTGGACCACCATTAGAACATCGTCCTCGTAATAACCGCACCTGATCAATTCCGGTTCCGCTCTGGCTAACCACTTCTGAGCCACCGCGCCTGATCGAGATCCTCTATTCATAGTTATGATAATCTCAGGCATCCCCACATCTTCACCGCCTAGGAGCCTTTCCGTATCCTTTGCATTCAGCCGAACCGATGCAGTCAGTACACGGAGAGTATTGGCTGATATGTCCTCACCTTCTTCGATCCAGAGTCCATGCACTCCTGATAGCGTAGACTTGAGCGAGGTGATATTCCTGGCCAGTCCCCTGTAAAAAGTTCTCCCGCCTGAAAAGTGAGTGATGGCTGTCTTGGTCTGACTAAATCCCGTTAGCCCGATCCGATCGATCTCATCCAGGATGGTTCTATGTACGGATTCCTCGATTGAATTCTGGTTCTCTCTGGCACAACACCATAGCTCCCCTGCTGATACTTTGACCCCTACATAATCGGCAACACCAGTTGATTTGGTTGAGGCCCGGCCCCCGACGATTATTTTTATACGCTTCCGTTTCGTAAATATCGGATGCAGCTTGTCAACATAATCAATCTGTACCATTGCTCACCGGATTAAATATGATCTCTTGCAGCTTGACTGGCCCACCATCCTCTCCGGTTAGTTCGTTAAACACTTCCTTCTGATCTGGTAGGTATTTATTTACCAATTTCATGTGTCCTTCGAGTGCTTTTGAGAGCCTTGTGACCTGCAGTGCGTCCAATGCTACTGGCTCATCCTCAAAGTCTTTCAGTTTATTAATAATTTCAACAGCTTGCTGGACGTGGCCCTGCTTGGATAATTGCTCCCTGAGAGCCTCCTGTCTGAACCTTCTATTGGCTTGCGCTCGACTCTCTCCAGACTTCATGATTGATCAAGCGCCTCTAAGACTTTCATTAATTCTTCCTTCGCGCTCTTGCTCTTATCCATTATTTAACCAACCTTAATTTGATCTTCACTGGCTTTGCCTTTTCCTCACTGACACGGAAATACTTGCCCTGTATTAAAACAAAGCAATCATTTTTGTTTTGAATGACCTCTGTGGGCCTTCCCGCGTAAGTAGGCACTAACATTTTGGATGCGTTTAATTGGATTCATCCCGACATATTACAGCATTTTTGCAATTAAACCTACCGAATATCCCTGCGGTAAAGCTCTACAACAATCGCGCACAAAGCAAAGCCTATTAACATACCCGAGAAGAACAGAAGCAAAACGTGTGATTCAGTCATAGCTAACCTTTGACGTATTCTTTATCAGCAAAGTTGAATTTGCCATTGGTGATTGGCTCCCATGAATCAGATTGCTTCTTGAGTATCCAGGTCCAGACTACCTTGCCGCCATCCTTGTAGTGCTGAAGGATTGATATTTGCTCGTCGATTGTCATTGATTCATTTCCTCTGCGTACTGTTTGACCCTCTTAGCATCGTCAGGCTTTAGCCATAGCTCGATTCTCACAAGCCCAGCGCCGCGTTTGCGTTCGCGCTCCTGGCGTTTGCGTTCGTTTGCGGTGGTGGGTGGCATTAAGCCACCAATCCGAAAACAAATTCATTGGCGAATTTCT